CAACCAGACCAACGAAATAAAGACAAAGCCATATATAAAAGAATTGAAGCAATTAATAAAGGATTGCCATCTATCTGGAAAACACATCCGTATTTCATGGAAAGCGAAGTTTTTAACTTTAAAGGCTTTAATATAAAAACAAATCTTGAATTGTCTGATTATAATGTTCTTTTAACTAGACGTAATATTCTAGAGGTTGTATTGAGTGCCGCCATTGCTCGAGAAAAAGGTGCCTGGCAACATCCGTTTGATGATCGTGAGGTTTATATAGCACCAGAGGAATTTAAAGCAGTATGTAAAGAGATTTACTTTGGCCATTATTTAAATTTAGTTGAAAATCCACGTAATATAAAGGTAAGTGATGTGCTGTTTTATGAGGAAAACATAGTAGAACAACCTCCCGAAGAGATATTTTCCAATTTATCTTTATGTGGTGCTACAAAAGATGAACTCCCCAAGATATCAAATCCTGAGGTGTTGCCGTATAAAGCACCTCCTAAAGAGCAAATAATTAAGAACTACAACCAACTAGTCGATATAGCAAAAGAACAATATGTTGAGAATTGCATAGCCGACACAACAGATATGATTACAATAGATGATAATTGTTATATAACGGAAATAAATTTAGAGAGCTATAAAAAATAAATGAGAGAATTTAATATAATACCGCACGGAGCAGGAAAGAACTTTTTAGGAGCAATACAAGATGTTATCAAAGGTGTCGAAACTGTTCAGCAAATTGAAAAAGCAATAAAAGGAAGCAATTTATTTGACGGTGTATATACACCATTTAACTTTAATCCTGATTGGTACGATAGAACTGATTGGAATAAAGAATTGCTAGAGTGTCACAACATATGGGAAAAATGTTTAAATAAAACATATCAAAGGCAACAAGCAAAGAAAGATATTATTGATAGGTTAAATACTTGCTATAAAGGAACATTCCACTTAAACTACTCTTTACCGTCTATACCGCAGTATGGTATCATATGTATTCTTAATAGTTTAGAACAACGAGTTGAATTAGATAGATTAGCACAAATTAAAAAGTTTAATAATCCATTTGATGAGAACTGTTCTAAAGAATGTAGATTAATTCACAGTTGGGAACATGCGAATATGGCCAGTTATAAAGCAGACTATGTTTATGATTATTCAAGTTTATTCCAAGAACTTGACCCACATGTGATAAATGAAATAATATCAAGAACAGAAGAAACGTTTAAGTGTGTTAGCCCTGTAGGCAATGATGTTATAACAGGATTAATATCAAAATATAATAGAAAAAATAATCAAATAATGTTAGAAGATGAAATCCAGTATGCTAGGTAAGAAAACTTTATGAGCCATTTAGAACATTTTAAATCATTTATAAATTCTGTTAATGATTTTAATTATGTAATACTCCGTGGCTATCACGAATTGCCAACACCTAAAGGCAAGTTTGATCTTGACATATCTTTTTGTCCAGAAGATTATAATAAAATAATAGATATAGCAAAAATGCTTGAGCCAGGAGAAGAAGAAGATTATGGATATGCTGAATGGTGTGATATGAAATACTTTCCGCACTTTACAACTAGTAATGACAAAGGAATACGTTTTCGTTTAGATTTATACAACTCTATATTTTTCTTATCACCAGCAAACAATTACACAACTAACTGGACAATACCTAAAGATTATTTTGAAAGTATTATGGAAAATAAAAGAATAAATGATTTTTATAATGTACCCTCGTATCAAGATGAAATAGTATTAACTATAATGAGAGCAGTATTGGATAGACGGGGATGGAAAGACAAATATAGAAATTTATGTAGTAGTCTACTAACTAAAGTTGATAAAGACTTGGTAATTCAATCATTAAAATTAGCAACGCTACCAGACCCTGACCATATATACTATTGTTTAAATACTAACAAGTATACGGAGATTGTTACATGGGAATGATACTTAAAAAACTTGTAGAAGGCGACATAGACTTCCCTACAGAAGGTTCTAAATTTGTTATTGAAGATAATATTGGGGATCCATATCCTATACATATACACTTTGGACTAAAAAAGAAAAACGTTCGGTTACATTTTACATATGATGAATTTAAAGAATTTGCTAATGCTATTATTAACGGAGGTAAATTGTAATGGGTGTAATAACAAAGAAAATACTAGGAGATCACAAAAAAGATCCTTCCTATGAGCAGTTTACAATCGAAGATAATGAAAATAAAATGGTACATTTACATATCAAAAATCTAAGACTTGACTTGAATCACAAAGCATACAATACTCTCTATGGTGCTTGTGTAGAAGCAATGGAGCAGTTAAAATGAGTAAAACGTTTTGCCCGATACCTTGGAACTTCCAAGCAGTTAGAAACAATGGCGATATAAGAATATGCTGTCAAGCCAATGTTACACCTAATCAAGGTGTAGTAAGACATCCTGATGGTCGTAGTTTTAATGCTGGGCGAGATAACTTTGACGATGCCAAGAACGCTCACCTAATGAAACATGTTCGTATGAATATGTTAGATGGTAAATGGAGTGCTGAGTGTGGTCGTTGTAGGCAAGAGGAAGAAGCAGGACTACAAAGCAGACGACTGTATGAACTACAGCATTGGGATTACTCATACAAAGATGCTGTTAGAGATACAGCACCTGATGGCAGTATAACAGTTCGTAATCAATATTATGACTTACGGTTTGGTAACTTATGTAACCTTGCTTGTAGAATGTGTGGACCAACAGACTCGCATACTTGGTATGAACAATGGTTAGGGTATCACGGAGGAACATCGTACGAGGATACACATGGAACAGTTGAACTTAAACGTAATGCTAAAGGTAGACTTGAAACAACTGACTATGACTGGCATAATTCGGAAACATTTTGGGATCAAATAGAAAAAAACATTCCTTATATTGAACACGTTTATATGGCAGGTGGAGAACCTATGATGATTGAACGTCATTATGAATTCCTACAACGCTGTATTGATAGTGGCTGTGCTAAGAATATAATGATCGAATATAATACTAATATGACAAGTGTTCCACCTAGAGTATTAAAGATGTGGGAAGAATTTAAAGAAATAAGAGTAGGTTGTTCAATAGACGGTATGGGAGATATGTTAGAATATCAACGTTGGCCTATTAAATGGAAACAAGCAAAAGCAAACTTAGAAAAAGTAGATAATTTACCTAAAAATGTTGTTGCCTGGATAGCCTTTACTGTTACAGCATATAATATATTTCATTTACCTGAATTTATGATGTGGAAATTAAAAGAATCAGGATATAAAAAGATTAATTCAAGTAGCAGTAAGCCTGTTATAACACACCATGTAGCACACGGACCTAAACGTGCTAATATTAGAATATTAAATAAAGAATTAAAACAAGACGTACATGAACATTACAATTATTATAAAGATAAATTAGCAAAAGATCCAACAATAGATGACAAAGTTAAAAAGAAATTTAATTTAATATTAGATTCAGTAACAAAGTACATGGATGCTGATGATTGGTCAGATAAAATACCTGAATTTATTAAATTTACAAAATACTTAGACCAAGAAAGAAAACAAAACATATTAATGGTTACTCCGCAGTACAAGGAGTTGTTTGATTAATGTTTATTGAACTAGATAAAATAAAACAATTAGAAGTAGAACTATCTACATACTGTAATGCGGCCTGTCCGGGTTGTAGTAGACACTATTGGGGTACTAGTGATAAATTGCCTAATCTAGTTGAAGAACATTTAGACGTAGACGACGTAACAAAAGTAATTAAACAAATACCTAATATAAATGAATTAGAAATACACTTATGTGGTAACTTAGGTGATCCTTTAATGAATCCTAGAATACTTGAAGGTATACAAGAATGGGTTGACTTAGGAGTACATAAGGTATTCATTGATACTAACGGTGGACTTAGAAGTGAGGAGTTTTGGCGTAAACTTGCTAAAATACCTAGACTAGATTGTACATTTAGTATAGATGGATTGGAAGACACTAATCACATATACAGAGTTAATGTTAATTGGCAGAAACTTGAAAGAAACTTTATGGCTTACATAGAAGAAGGCGGTAAAGCAACATGGAAGTATCTAATATTTGAACACAATAAACATCAAACAAAAGAAGCAGGCCATTTAGCAAAGTTTTATGGCTTTTCTAGATTTGATGCTAGAATGAGTATGAGAGAACCACCTGACTTATATCAAACATTAGTTAAAGAGTCGGGTGATAAAAGCACAGACTTTATGGTTAAGAAAGCACAAGATCTTAGGTCAAATGAAATAGATACAGTAGCACCAACAGAAGAGATTAACTGTAAATCCCTAGCACTAAGTAGAATATACTTAAACGGTGAAGGGAGAATATGGCCTTGTTGCTACACTAGTCAACATTACTGTAAGAGTCATATAGGATGGCCTCATCAGTTCGAAGAAAACAATCCTTATTTGTTTAATCATTATAATAAAGGATTTAATTTAGTAAAGAAAAACTCATTAGAATTTATATTAAAACATGCGGTATGGGAAGACTTTAATGAAGCCTGGCAGGAAAAAAGCAGTTGCGAATATAAAGTATGCTGGAAAATATGTAAAGGAAAAGCATGGACATTAAACAATGCTATTGAAGATGAAGAAACAGCGTGGAGCAATAGTTCCTCATGGAGCCCAGCATGACAAATGATTTAAAATGGAGTGAATACGATTTTAGTAAGGTGCCCTTTGACGACTTAGTTAGAGTAGGACAGCGTACTATGTTATATCGAGATATGTTTAGTGTGTCTTGGTTGCTAGGACGTTTTTGTAACTATAAATGCTCGTACTGTTGGCCTTATGCTCGGAGTGATAGAAAAGATCATAGACCGACTCAACTATGTTTAACAACAATAGACGAAATAAAACGACAGGCAAGAGAACGAGGATTTAATAGTTTCCATTTTAGTTTAAGTGGCGGCGAGCCTACATTTCATCCAGGTTATTTGGATATTATGAAGCATTTGGCTGATGATGTAGGCAATACTAACTTTACTAGTGTACACATGACAAGCAACATCTCTCGTAACATGAAATGGTTCGAAACTTATGTAGAACACGCTTCTAAGTTTCATAGAGCAAGTATAACAGCAAGTTATCACAGAGAACATGTTAACTCACAAAAGAAACGCGAAGAATTTGCTGACAAATTAGTTTACTGTCAGGAACATGATGTACAAGTAACAATCAATCAAGTTATGGTGCCTGAATGGTTTGAGGAACTGTGGGAAGAAAGTTTATACTTCCATAATAGAGGTATTAATGTAACACTAAAGCCACAGAGTGATCCTACAGCAAGTAAAGTAGTTGATGGTTATACAGAAGATATGTTAGCAAGATTACATAACGGTATGCCACAGAGAGCATTTACTGAATCTAAAAACGTAAACGTTGAACGACCAAAGCCTACATTTATGAGGGCACCTGATCCTATATATAAAAACTTTAATGAAAACAGTATACCTCAACACTTTCAAGTAGAGTTTAAGGATAGCGAACATAAAGAATGGTACATGGATCAAGCAGAACGTTTTAATGCTTTCAACTTTAATAAGTTTGAAGGGTGGGAGTGTAGTTCAGGATATCGCAGTATTATTATTAGAGAACCAGACGGAAGTGTAAAACGTTCTTACTCTTGTATGGATGTTCCACTAGGTAATGTTGAAACAGGGTTTAAACTGTTTAGTAAACCAATGCCTTGTATTAGTCCATCATGTGTTAGTTCAGCAGATAGTAAAATACCTAAACGAGCACCTGGAACTAAACTTCCTTTGTTCCCTGGAGATGTTAGTTATGAATAACAACTATAATGACTTGCCTGCATCACTTATAGACATTAGCACAGACAATTATGGGTTAGTTGTTCATAATATAAATGACGCCGGAATGGGTATTAGGATTAAAGCAGGTGATCCAACCTATCCTAAGTCGCTGGCTATACTATCTATAGCCGATAAAAATAACGATAATAAATTAGTAGTTAAGGCATCCGGAGAAGTCGTTGTATTCAACGAATTTGATGCTAACAGTATAGTAACAAATCATATAGCATTAAAATCAACTAGTTCTGACGAATTGCCATTTCCAGCATTGCCTGGACAAATAATGTATTGTTCAGATATTCAAACTCTATGTTTCTATGACGGCCTCGACTGGCAAAAAATTGTTGGAACTGAAAAGATGCCTAGGAGAGAGACACATGAAGCATAAAATATTAGAATGTCAAAGTAAATTTAAAAACTTTGACAAGTATGTATCTGCCCTAGGACTTTCTAGATTAATGAATGCCAACGAAAGCTCACTCAATAACGATATTTTTAACGATGGTACAGAATCTTTATATAAGGTCTTTGCCCGTAATATTGATCGTGATAATGAGATAATGTATTCTATAATTCCGTATGGAGCAGGTGGTTCATTTTTAGGAATGTTACAAGAGGTAGCAAAAGGCAGTATTACCACAACAGGAAAGGATCCTAAAGATAGACCTGCTAATCTGTGGGACGACCATTATGGTATTAATTTTAAAGACACTCCTACGTTTGATAAACCGGGTATGAATAGAACAGCAGACAGAGAAGATGATATAGTCAACTTTGTAAATCGAAACTTAACTTTGCGTGAGTTATGGGTAAGTTACGAGTCATTTATTAAAAAGTTTGATCAGGTACATGAATTACAATACCATGCTGACTTGTTAACACTACCGTTTTTTATAAAATGTCGCTGTTTAATGTTTTTAAATATGTCGCATGAAACATTTGTCTGGATATATTTCCTAGCAGGAATAAAGCATGATCATAATAGAAGCAACAAGTCTATTACTGACTTCATTAATAATAAAAAATATTCTATAAACGTAGTACGCCCGCAATTAGAAAGATGTAATACTGAATGGCAAATATACTGTATTTCTAAATACTATGGATTACCTGCAGAAATTGATATAGATTATGAAGACTTGATAATAGATCATAAATATTCAGCAGTTAAATACTTTTTACAAGCAACAAGCAATGCAGATAGCTCAGATGCTATGATTAAAAAATGTCAAAACTTATTAAAAGAATACCATTCTGAAAACCTAAAGTTAATGAAAAATTGGGATTTAAGAAAGGATGAAATACTTAATTCTTTTAAATGGGACCGTACACACGGTTAAACATACTACATCTAGTCAATTATTCCTTATAAACCACTAAATTTAATCTTTTTAGGTCAAAAAGACGTATTTTTGGTTGACATATTGGCCAAAAGACTGTATACTATGTGTATAGTTAATAAGAAAAGGAATAAAATATGTTAGAACAAGAAATCAAAGGCTTAGTAAAAGCAATCAAAACAGACTACATCAATTCATGTACTAGATACGGTAGAGATGCTCTAACTGGTTACTACAAGACACAAGTAGATAACTGGGACAACCTAATGAGAATTACCGAAGGTAAGAAGTATATTAAAATCATTAGAGAAAATAGTGTTTGGGGTTTTATAGTTAAAGAAGACTTTAAACATTTTAGAAAAGGTGACATTTTAAAAGCCGCAGGATTTAATGCTCCTGCTTTAAACAGAGCAAGAGGTAATATACTAGACGGTGGTTATAGTATTGCTTGGACTGGCCCACATTACTTGAAATAGGAGATTATATGAATTTAGATAGCAATTACAAAATGGAATCTTGGCAAGTAATACAGAAACTTAGATCTGACAATAGCAGACTGTTTAAGGAATCTGTTGTATTAGGTGAGATAGGTACTGAGAACACAGTTTTCTTTGAAGGTGCTAAACTGGCTCTAGACAAACTTGTTACATTTGGTGTTAAACAAGTTCCTGAGAAAACAGAGAACAAGGGTGTAGGCCTAACTTGGGCTGACTTTGTTACAGAACTAGCAACTCCTTTACAAAATAGAGAACTAACAGGACACGATGCTAGGGACAAAATTATAGAGATTATGAATAAGGCTACAATCGAACAATGGAACGATTGGTATAGACTTATTCTTATTAAAGACTTTAAATGTGGTACAAGTGAAAAGACTATTAACAATGTAGCCAAGAAAGCAAAGACACCACAGTATATTATTCCTACATTTACTTGTCAGTTAGCACATGATTCTGCTAACCACGAAAAGAAAATGTCCGGTACTAAACAAATTGAGATTAAACTTGACGGGGTAAGAGTTATTACTATTGTTAAGAAAGACTCAGTTGAAATGTTTAGTAGAAACGGAAAACAGTTTCATAACTTCGATCATATATGTGAAGAAATTAAAGCAGTAGCAAACTTTGATCAAGACATGGTATTAGACGGTGAAGTTATGAGTGACAACTTTCAAGATTTAATGAAACAAGTTCACAGAAAGAGTTCAGCAGGAGCAGTAGATGCCGTGCTGTACTTGTTTGACCTAATACCTTTAGCAGACTTTAAAAAAGGAGCATGGGACAAAGTTCAAAGTAAACGAAGTGAAGATGTCACGGCATGGGTCGAAGCAAATAGCCAAACATTAGAGCATATTAGAACTTTAGAGTGGGAAGACGTAGACCTCGACACCCCACAAGGTCAAGCAAGATTTACGGAAATTAATAAACTAGCAGTCGAAGGTGGTTACGAGGGTGTAATGATCAAGGACATTGATGCTGGTTATACTTGTAAGAGGAGTCATGCTTGGTTAAAGATGAAACCTTTTATTGAGGTAAGTTTGGAGATAAAAGATGTTGAAGAAGGCACAGGACGAAACGAAGGACGTTTGGGGGCATTCATTTGTGAAGGCACTGATGACGGAAAAGATATCAAAGTTAATGTTGGTAGTGGGTTTAGCGACAGTGACCGTGATAGTTACTGGAATGATCGTGGTAGGCTTCCTGGAAATATTGTTGAAGTAAGAGCAGATGCTATTACACAAAACCAAGACGGAACATACAGTTTAAGGTTCCCAAGGTTTAAAACATTTAGAGGCTTTGAAGTAGGAGAGAAAGTATGATAACAGCCATAATTTTTACACTATGTTGTTATATAATTCCTGTCTTACTATTATATAAAATGAATAAAGAGGACCCAAAAGTATGATATTAACTATAACAATTTACATTGGATTATTAGTAGTAACATACTTTGTATCTAAAATGGACTATAAAACTAATTCAGTAGGCGAAGGCCCTAACGACAATGGATGAACATAGCAGAATACGAGCAGAGAGTTGCCGATTCGAAAGGACTTATTGATCGTGGTTAACGCCTACAGAAACACAAAAGGGATTTATGAAACTAGATAAATTTACAATCTTTGCTTGTTTTACAACACAAGAGCAAGACGTATTAAACAAGTATACAAGTCCAGATTATGAAAGCAGTAGTTTCAAAGGAATTCCTATTGCTATGTACAATACATTTTCTAAAATGTTGCCTAGCAAGAAGAGACGATTTAAATTTAGAGGTAATAGTTTTTATGGCTATACGAGACCAAGAGATTATTGCCACAAAGAATTTGCGAAAACATTCGCAATTTATTACGACAACTAGAAAGGAAACAAATGAACAAATATATTAATACAAGCATTAATCTTGTTATCCTGGGTCTTTTGATTTACATTACTTTAATGGTAAAAGAGATTCATGATGAGACGATTAACGATTGTCCAACGTGTATGATACCAATGAAAATGGAGGCATTATGATTAAATACAAAGAAGACGCTCCCCATAAAGATATCGGCAAACAAAAGTTTAGAGTAAAAAAGTATTACTCTACTTGGGTTGAATACGATGTAGTTGCTAACACAATTGACGAGGCTGAAAATGCCGTGTTAGAACATGGAGGAATAGAAAAGATTGAATGGCAAGAGGGATATCACAGAGGTGAACCTGTAGAAGTTTATGCTAACGATTGGAACTATGACGACCATGATCAAACACAAAAAGTTGAAGAGTGTGTTCCGTATGAGGATAGTGATATTGACTCAGGCGAAGAGATGCTAAACTATGAAGACCCGGAGTGGACCAGTGATCAAACTAGATGGGTTCATGTCAATAGTTAGTAAAGTATCAACATACAAGGAAGAACTAAACATGTTTGATGATAACATTGAAAAGTATCAATACATCATGGAAAAGGGTAAGACAATTGGTACAGTTTTACCCAGCGAGTTAAAAACAAATGATTGGAAAGTACATGGATGTCAGAGTCAAGTTTGGTTAGTGCCTAAGTTAGAAGGTGATGTTATAAAGTATTCAAGCGACAGTGATGCTTTTATAACAAAAGGTGTAGTAAGTATAATCGCTGACATATTCAGCGGGTCAACACCTAAAGAAATAATTGAGTCTGAAGTAGACTTAACAAAAGAATTAGATTTTGGAACTATTCTATCCGGCCAACGGAGGAATGGTGCTTACAATATGTTATTAAAAGTAAAGGAGTATGCTAAGATATGGAAATAATAGAAGCAATCAAAGTAGCCTGTATAGATGAACAAGAAATATGGGAAACAGATGCTCCAGTATCAGATGGTACTGAAGGCATTTGTGAGGGCAGAGCAGAGTTTGCCGGACAAATATTAAGGTTAATCAAACTAATGGAACGATTAGAGGACACAACATCAGACGGCTACACTAAAGGTCCAGGACCGTTAGATGGCACTAAAAAAACGTTACAACAAAAAGCCATAGAAGCAAGTGCTAGACGTACTGAAATTAACACATCAGAATGGACACCGGATGCTTGATATTAAGGAACACTCAGATGAAATGGCATTATTAGGAGAGAGAATAGGCCTAATGAATACGATCATTCATATTAATAAAAATATCGCAAAGATTGATAAAAAATTAAAAGATATTGAGCACAGAAAAACAGTAAGAATATTAGAGGATTCGGGTAATGAAACATCCACATAAAATTTCAATAAAAGATGTAGGTGGCGAAGTAGTTAAGAAAGACTACAGGTATACTGTTACAGATAATACACATCTTAAAAATCTTGTTGTAAGTTCTACAACAATGAAAGCAAATAAGTCTACCAACGGACATACACACGAAGGACAAGAAGAAGTTTATATGTTTATTGAAGGTAATGGATTTATGACGTTAGGTGACAGTAAATTTATGGTCCAAAAGGGTGATATGGTTCTAATTGAAGATGGTGTATTCCACAAAGTAGAAGCAGGTCCCGGAGGCATATATTTTGTATGTGTCTTTGACGGAGGTAGACATACCGAAGAACCAGCACTTGGATCAGTTGCGAGTGAAAAATTCAATAAAGATTAATGCCTAAGAAGAAGCCCGACCTGGTAGCAGAGAAGCCTGGACTATCACCTTACCCAACTAATGTAGGAGCACCAGCATTTACTGTTCCTGCTGTCTTAGGTAAAAAGAGAGAACGAGGAGCAAATGCCCGGGCACAACTTACTTCTAAATTTGAAGAACTTAAACAAGAATACTTTAGATTAGCCAAACTAACAGAAGATACTGAATTAGTATATAATGCTACATGTAATATTAATCCTGTAGTAGGCCAAACATATTATTTGTATAGCGGAACACACGGTATATTTTTGAGTATGATCGAGCCAGAACGTTGGAAAATGGAGCATTTGGGCAGTTTTAAGTTAACGTCTGAACATACCTGGGAAAGACAGCAAAATAATGGTTGACAGATTGGCCAAAATACTGTATACTATAGGTATAGTTAATAAAGATAAGGAGTAAACAATGGGTATTGAGAATACAGTTTTAGAATCTATAAAAGATTCGTTCAGCACAGATGATATGCCACAACCTAAAGTTTGGTTTGAACACGGTACACTTTGGGCAGATGATTTAGACTCCGTTGAAGTTGATATAATTAAGAAGGCAATAGAAGAAGTTGTCTTTACCACTCACGTTGGTGGAGTTGAAGTTACTAAATTTAATCCTACTGAAAGGGAGCCTTGGACCCACTGGGCCTTTGATATTTAATGGAAAGATATTTTATAAGTGATACTCACTTTGGGCATGACCCAGTTTACAAATTCACAAACTTTGATGGAACACGAGTAAGAGACTTCGCTAACAACTCAGAAGAGGGCGATGCTCTTATGGTAGAACGTTGGAACAAAACTGTAGGACCAAATGATAGAGTTTATCATTTAGGAGACGTAGCATTTCCTCGTAGGAAACTTGCTCTACTAGAACAACTTAACGGTAAAAAGATTCTTATAAAAGGTAACCACGACATGTTTGATGTAAAAGATTACATGAAATATTTTAAAGATCTTCGTGGAGCATTTGAACTTTATAAGATGATACTAACACACATACCTGTACATCCAGATCAGTTGAACAGGTTTGATGCTAACGTACATGGTCATATACATGATCGTACAATGGGAGATAACCGTTATGTGAACGTTTGTGTAGAACAAATAAATGCTACACCTATCTCCTTAGATGAAGTCTTATACAGGAGGGACAATGGGCAGTAACAATAAACTATTAATTTTAATAATGACATTTTGTTTATGTTTTTGGGCATTATTTTTTACACACGAAGCAATAGGAAGTGAAAGGAATAGTTGGCCAACAGGTAAAGATTCCGCATACAGTTGTGTTATAACGTTAGGATCTTGTAATGTAATAATTGAAGAACTAACTACACAGCCAAAACTATTCATAGGTAAGAATGTTTGGAACGGTACAAACTCTGCTATTAATATAGCATACGAAGGTAAACATGAACCAACAACCATGTCAGGCATATGGGGATTTGGTTGGGAAAGTAACGAGTTTATCTTAGAAGATTGTGCTATGGGAATCTGTGACGAAATGAAATGGACAGAGTATTTTGATAGTATGATTTTTGCTCCTAGTGTTGATGAAAATGGGGGCGATAGAATGATTATCTTAGACCCTGAGGCTATAAAACTAGGCTATCCTGTTGACGGAGGACACAGGGTTAACTCGTATAGGCATTCGTATGATATATCTCATTTAATACAATCCAATAATCTAGAAAGTTTAAAACAAGGATTGATTGAAGGAGCAGAAGGCAAATGGTTAAAAGAATTACAAGCCGATGTTTTTATCTATAGACAAGGCAACGGGCAAGAAGATTACCAAGGATTCGCTAACTCTTTAAATTGGTTTTATCTCACAATTATTCCGTTGATAGAAGCTCATATTGTATTACAAAGAAATCAAATGTATTCACAAGAAGAATACAATTTAGTACACAATTGGTTACAACAACGTGTATGGGTTTTGGAACAAGGTCCTATGGACGGTACAATTGGCGACCGGTGGGGTTGGAAACTATCGCATGAGTCAGCAAACCACGAAAGTATTAAAAAGAATGTAGCATATATGTTATGGGGGATCGCCGATATGAACGACACTTACTTTACCGCAGGTGTTAATGGTTTCGAGCAGTACTACAAATCAATGAGAAGTAATGGAACATTTAAATCCGAGCATCAGAAAGGCAATGGAGGTAACTACGGAATATCTAGTGGTAACGAAGTAGGCCAAGCAATGATTGTTATGTCTGTAATATTACACAATCAAGGTATTAATATACAAAAGAAATACCCTAAAATTGAAAAGTTTGTAAAATGGGCATCTAAAAATTACAGTAATCCTAAATTTACAGGACTAACAACAAATGGTACCTTTAGCAATAGCAATATAGAGTTTATTGGAGATAATCCACAAGCAAGAAACACTATAGGATGGATGTTTTTATGGGATAATGTGTTCAATACCACATATTCATTAAAGTATACTGACAATAGCGAAAACAGTAAAGCAATGGTAACTTATGGCATTACTTCACCCGAAAAATTAATTATCAATTAAATACAGAAAGTGGTTGACAAATATTTAAAAGATGTTATATTAAACTAATACAAACAAAGAAAGGCTAATATGTTTATAACAACAATCGAAGTACAAACAGGCTCTAAAATTGAGTCACTTGAATCATGGGACGGCTCTACTGAAAATGAGAGCGTTAACCGTGCTATTAAATCTGCTGAACAACAAAACGTATCAGCCGATTCCATTGTTTCTATTACTACCAAACAGGTGTAATAGGAATCTATTTTTATCATTGTATATAAGAGGAAACAACAATGACAAGTCTTACAGCAGAACAACTAGAATATAAAACTGACGAATTAGAAAATGCGGCTACTGAAGCCGTATATGGATTACAGTTAGGCAAGGATAAAGCAATTAGGTTTATTCTTCGTAATGTTAAAGGAGCCAATGTTAAACAGGCCCGGAAAGCATTGTTGTATGTTTGTACAAGTTACAAGGCAGACGAACCAGATTACGAATTTTAACGTGGTAAACTGGTAAATTATAGTAGTACTTTATAAGTAATACTACACAGATTGGAAAGATAGTTAAAAGTTCGCTATTTGTTATGTGGGCTGAACAGATCGGAAACGGGCAGGAACTATCGATAGTAGGACGGAGAACAGTTCGATTGAGTAAGGAGAACTAAGGGGGTCACTATTATACCTAATTAGCATCATGCTAATAGAAAGGCTTTATGGCAAAGATGAGAACGTTCACATTTTATGATGGGGACAAGATAGAAACAAAAGAGGCAATAAGTTATAAAAAGGCAGTGAAGTCGTATCAGAGTGGATCAGAGAGCTCGAACGTAAAAGTAGAATGGGAAGCCAAAAAAGGCGGAGTCTACGAAATGATACAAGTATTACCAATAGGCAGAAAAGTAAGACAAGCGGTAATTTCAGAAAAGAAAAGAGCGGCTTTAAAAGCAAAGATGGGAAGAAGATAATATATGGCAAGAGTAGGTGAATTTATGTACGGTTGGGAAAAGTCTCCACAAGATGTAGGACCTAAGCCAGCGGAACACAGTAGACAAGAACGTAGAAAAGCCGCAAAGATTGCCTATAAAATTTTTAAGAAGACCGAAAAGGCCTTAGCCGCCAAAAAATTAAATAAATAATATTAATGAACTGGCGAGAAAAACTTAAATTAGGCACGGCAAGAGTATTACTACAATTTAGTGATAGATTGCTAGGGCGAGACCCAGAGTCCTTTAATAAATTTCTTTCTGAAAAAGCAAAACAACAACAAGAAGATCGATTCGAAGAGATTAAAGCATTCGAAGAAGACCAACAAGCATTAAAAGAACTAGAAGAAGAAAAAAGACGCCAAGATCAAGGTGGACTAAAACTATTACAAGAAGATGAATTTTTATTAAGACATCGCGAGATGGATTATGACTTTGATGATCCTGAAGCAAAAAGTGATGATATGATTATGTTTCAAGCAGAACTCGAAGCATTAATTGTAAGGCATTTATCAACAACAAGTGGATTAGTAATTGCTGGCCCATTAGTAGCAGAGGCTATGAAACTTTATAGAACAATACTACCTCAAGAAGAATATGATCAAATTATCGCACACATCTATCAAACTAGGAATAATGTTGAAACAACCATTCTTCCGGAAGACATCGCATCTAAAACTGTACACTAAGGAGCCATTAAATGGCTAAAAAAATAGCATTTGTAGGCTCTTCGTATCTTCACCTAGAAGGTGAAATACCAAAACCACAAACTAGAGTGACTAGAGAATCTGGAAAACATGATCCTAAAACTTATAAGTTAGAAAACTGGTCCGCGTACGATGATAACAACTTTGCTACACTTGTAGACGGAAGAAACTTAATACAAGAACTATCAAAACAAAACCCTAAATTTAAACTTTATAGTATAAGTTCATCTGGCAGTGGTATTGATGTGTGGCCTGAAAGGGTAATATTTACTGAAGAGAACTATAGTCCTGATGTATACTGTATCGAAATACCTAATTATTTAAGACTATCATGGCTTGTAGATGATAGGTACTTAACTGAATACGAAAACTTTTATCCACTACAAATATACCAAGGCGGCCAATTACTAAACATTGACAAAACATATAATAGAGTACCAACAATTGATAATGCTTGGGCAATGCTAGATGACAAAGATTTAAACCAGCAGTTTCATTGGGAAGTTTATGATCGTGCTTCGAAAAAAGATCAAAGGCCTGTAATTAAATTTATGAACACTTATTCATATGGAGCAAGACAAAAGCATGTTGTTAGTATATTAAAACTAATACATGGTTACTTAACAAGCAAAGGAAAACGAGTTAAATTTTATCAATGGGATAAACCTGTAACAACAAAACACGGTAATGAATATAACGGTCAAGGATTTTACGATAATTTTCCTAGTAGCGATGTTGACTTCCTTAAAGAAAACATAATTAATGAAACATATCTTTTAAAATGGGCAAATGAAAAATCTCCAAAAGATAAACATATATCAAAATTTTTGAGACATAACGATAATTGTCATTTAAACTTTGAAGGATTCAAACTATGTGCTAGTTACTTTGATCCTATATTTGATTTAGCAAGGAAATTATGAAACGTAAACTAACAATATATGTTAATAATCCATATAAAGAAAACGAACTCACAACTCGATTGTTTAATCATACAGTAGAGAATGCTAAACTAATGTACCCAGACTCAGAGGTAGTAGCATTTCCAAATGAGGATTATAGACAAAAGCAGATATGGAAACACATAGATAAAAACAAAGACACTATTGATATCGCTTGTGTTATTAGTACTGGAAATATTTTCTTAGAGCCTAGTAAAACATTTGAACTAGTACTAGAACAAACATCTGGAAAACGTTGGTGGGCAATAGGACATATGATAGATAGAACAGACGAAGGATTCTATTTAAGAATGTTTAACAGTTGCTACTTTGTTAATATAACGGAAATGTATGATGAAATTAAACTTAGAAATGGAGAAATTTTGCCTGGCTTTAGACCTAGTATTGATAAAACAGAATGGTCAGCATTTGAACGAAGTGTAGAGAATCATCACAATCATTATACTCCACTTTGGTTGAAGCATAAAAATGGTGTGGTTGGTGATTTAAAAGAACACACAGGAAGTTTACTAATACACACAGGATTAAAAAACAAGATACAATTTGAGAGTTTTAACCAACCGGTTAGAGATACTAAAGAATACCCATACATGGATTATGATAATCCTGATGGTCAAACTTGGAAGGATATGTTGGTATATTTGGACACAAAAACCATTCCAAACACCGAAAATGATGAAAATTATTGGTGGTTTTACCGTGATCTAGAGATAAAATCTTAATCTTTTTTAAAAAACCTAGTAAAATCAATGGTTTACACAGGCAAAAAAGACAAGATAATGGTTGACATATTGGCCTAAAGAGCGTATACTGTAAGTATAAATGTTAATAAACAATAATAATAAAAAGGAGACAAAGATGAAAAATATGATTAAAACTTTAGTTGCTGGTATTATGGTAACAATTTTTACTACGTCAGCAATGGCAGGTAATGTTGAAAGACCAAACGTTTATCATCATTACAAAGATGTAATACAACAGGTTCCATACAACGTTGAAGTATGTAGAAATGTTACTACACACTCAGGTGGTGCTAGTACAGGTGATGTATTAGGTGGAGCAATTATCGGTGGTATTATTGGTAACCAAATTGGTAAAGGTAAAGGTAACGATGCCGCTACTATTTTAGGTGCTATACTAGGTGCTGATATGGCTAACAAGAACAAGCAAGGTACAAGTACTACAGGTACACATTGTTCAATTGAAACTAGATATAAAGAGACTAGTGTAAATGTTTACTCTCATTCAACTTTAACTTTTATGGTTGATGGTAAGGGTTACACAGTAGATTACATACATCAGTTTTAATTGGAGCCGAGTATGATAGATACTTTAAAAGACATTGAGGACTTGGAGAAAGTTATTAAATTACTTGCTCCAGGTTCTTCTAATGATATCAAAAACAAGAAAGCCATTCTTAAGATCTTAAACAGTATGTTAGAATACAAGTTACAAGACTTTAAGTTATTTGAAGATACAATGGCTCCTACAGATTTTGGTATGTCTAAGATGAACTTTGATTCAGGCAATGAAGATAAGTTTGAAACAGTAACCTTCACAAAGAAATCTTAATATGACAATGGGTTTAGTACGAGGCATGACCTCGTTGAATACACAATCTCGTAAACGAAGAGTTCTATCTGTCAAGCAAAGAGAAGACATGAAAATAGAACTTAAGAAACACAATAAACGTTTGAGGCAAAAGCATTTACATAGTCTACAAATGACATTAGATGAGTATATAGATTATGTACAGGGCTACTTCACACCACGTTCTACTAACCAAGTAATTAAAAAAGCACCGGCACCAATGCCTAAGGTTAGGGAAACACCAATTATTCCTAGTATGACAAGTAATAATATTCCAGGCAATAGTGGTACAAAACGTGATTGGAAAGAAGAAGCAGAACGTATTGAAATAAGCAAACAATATTCTATCGTTCCAGCATACAACAAAGGACCTTACATGGTTGTTCCTAAGTCCGAGTTGAAAACTGCCGGAAAGAAAGTATAATCTTATATGAAAAAGAAATTAAAAGTAATAGTATTTGCTATTACTCTGCTAGGTACATCAATCGCATTAGCATTTGGCGTAGGAACATTTTATCCTAACACTTATGTAATAGACAAAGCAAAGGCAATATATCAACAAGAAACATTAAAACAATGGAATGCTTTTGGACTACAACCACCATCAATAGAATACTCTAATAACAACGAGTTTGTATTAGCAGTAACAAAGTGTATTGATTACGTTAATTTAAGTACACTTCCTGAGGATAGGATACACAGAGAGATTATTATATCAATGGCAGTACTAGAATCAGGTTATGGTAAAAGTAGATTTGCCAACGAAGGTAATAACTTGTTTGGCATTAGAACATGGGACGATACAATACCTCAGTTAAAACCGTTAGGTAATCCTGATGTAAAATGGGGTGTAAGAGCATACAAAACCAAGTGTGATTCTGTTAAACATATGATAAGTACTATAAACAATCATCATGCTTATGAATTGTTTCGAGAAGAAAGATCTAATCAATTAAAATCAAACTCAATCGATATCAACAAACAAATAGAACTCCTAAAAAAGTGGAGTACGAATCCAATTTATACGGATTTAATAAAGCAAAAGGTTTTAAGCATTAGGAAAGTTTTAGAAAATGCTTAATTTAACGTGGCTTAGCCACACAATGAAGGAGGTCCGATATGGATTTTATTACAAGCAGACTTAAAGAAAAAGCATCACACGGTGGACTAGGACTAGTTGCTGTGGGATTGGTTATTCTGTTCATGGGTAGTTGGATTAACATTGCCGCCTATGCCGCAATAGCCTATGGCGCTTATCAAGTATTAACTAAAGGTTAATTATGAAAACGTTTAAGTGTATTACACGATCAGGTAGAGAATTTGATGTTGAATACACTGACACTGATAACATAATGATCGCACTCTATGATCACTTCAAAGGGGAACCTTGGGGTGATTGTGGAGGATCTTGTGTTTGTGCTACTTGCCATGTAGTAGTAGAAAAAGGAAGTGAAATCATAGGACAAGCAACAGACCTAAGTGAATTGGATTTGTTAGACTATGCTCCTAACATGGTAGAAGGAAAGAGCAGACTAGGTTGCCAATGTGAACTACGTGATGTAGAATCAAATAGCCTAGTTGTAAAAGTAAACCATATTGACTGAGAAACAACCAGACGTACATAATAGATATAGAAGCGAAGATATGACATTTGATTGGGTCACAACTAATGGAAATATTGAACAAGCAAAACTAATTAAAGAAGCACTAAGAACAGTAAATGACCCTGAGATACACATAAACATACATGACTTAGGACTTATATATAAAATGGATGTTGACAACGACAATAACGTTGATATTATAATGACATTAACTAGTGCTTTCTGTCCAGTAGCAGGCGAAATGCCAAAATGGGTAAAAGAGGCAGTTGAAAAAGTTGAAGGTATAAATACTGTTAACGTTGAACTGTCATTTCAACCAACATTTGGGCCAAAATTAGCGAGCGAACTAGCCCAATTAGAATTAGGATTTTAAAATGATACAAGTAACACAAGAAGCAAAAGATTATTTGCTTAAAGCAACTAAAAATAGCAATGAAAAATATGCTACATTTACCGTAAAAGGTGGAGGCTGTAGTGGGTTCACATATGACTGGCAAATGACTAGTGAAGTCACTGATCCAAGCGATTGGATTGAAGTAAGTTTAGATACTGATTCAGATAATAAATTATTAATTAATAAACTAGCCGAAATGTATGTTTTAGGCAGTACCATTGATTATGTTGTCGAATTAGGTGGTTCGTTCCTAGCAGTTAAGAATCCACAAGCAACAGCAAGTTGTGGTTGTGGTGAATCATTTGCTGTTTAATAATATAAATACAATATATAAAACAGGAACACGACAATGGCAAAACAAACTGTAAATCTAGGTAGTTCAGCAAATGACGGAACAGGTGATCCGTTAAGAACAGCCTTTGATAAAATTAATGATAACTTTGATGAGATATATGGTGCTAGTGCTACAGGTACTAATATTGATATATCCGGTAACAAAATTACATCAACTGACACTAACGGCAATTTAGTACTTGATACTAATGGTACTGGTGTTGTAATAGTAGACCTGTCAACAAAATTAAGACTTGATGCTCATACTGACCATGCTGTACTTTATATGGATGCTGACGGTGATGTAAGCCATGATGCCAGAATGACATGGAATGCTACAACAGGTACACTAGCAGTAGAAGACTTATCAATTCATGCTAGTACTATTTCATCTACTACAACTAACGAAAGTATTACACTTGATCCAGCAGGAACAGGTCATGTAGCAATAGCAAGTGATCTTAGACCTACTGATGATGCTCAAAAGAGTTTAGGTAGTGCTACAAAACAATGGTTAACAATATTCGGTGGCACAATTACAGCAAGTACTTCTGTAAGTGCTGGTCACACATTACACAATCCAGGAACGGCACCAGCCTCGCCAACAAACGGTATGATCTATTATGATAGTACAGCACACAAGTTCAAAGGCAGAGCCAATGGCGCTTGGGTTGACTTACATTAATAGGTAATACAAATGGCATATACAAGAGAGATTATAAATGTAGGAACAACAGCAGACGATGGATCTGGTGATTACTTACGTGACGCTTTAATCAAAACTAATACAAACTTTCAAAACTTGTGGCAAGTAGGAGCAGTTGATACAAACTTAGATTTAACAGGTACAACGATTGCTTCAGTTACAGCAAATTCCGATATTACATTAGACCCAAATGGCACAGGTAAAATTATACTATCAAGTAGTGTAGAGCCTGACACTACAGATACAAAAGACTTAGGTTCAACAACTAAAAGTTGGAAAGATGTACATGCCAATACAGTTTATGCTGATAAAACAATTCTTAATGCTCAAGCATCAGCACCAAGTTCGCCGGTAGAAGGTACATTATATTATAATACTTCAACGGATAACTTTGTAGGTTATGCTAATGGTAACTGGTCTAACTTATCAGGTGCCGTTACAGCAACGAGCACAGATACATTTACAAACAAGAGTGGTGCTATTAGTCAGTGGACTAATGACAGTAACTATTCAACAACAACTGGTACAGTAACAAGTGTAGCAGGCGGCACAGGATTAACAGGTGGTACTATTACAAGCACAGGTACACTAGCAGTAGATGTAGGAACAACAGCAAACAAAATTGTACAACTAGATGGTAGTGCTAAACTACCAGCAGTAGATGGTTCAAACCTTACAAACATTACAGTATCTCAAGCAGCTACAGTAGCAAGCTCTTTTACTAGTCAAACTTCAGTAGCAGTTACACACAACTTTGATAGTAAAAACGTTGCAGTTACAGTATA